ATTAGCTATAATTTCTTCCTTTTTCCTTTCAACCGCATATTTTAAAGAATTAATATATCCAGTGTCTAAACCATAAATTTCACTACGATTTTGATCGTATCTATCAATTGCTACAGTTTTTTTGAAGGTATCAAAAGAAATTTTGCGTCTAGTGTTAGAAATATCAGATATTTCTGTTTTTGCGTTAAGAGTATCAATTTTATCTAACTCAACAGTTCCAATTTTATTAATAAAAAGTGATTCACCTTTAAAAATTTCTTTTCTTGAGCAAGACATTTCAAGAGCCGATTGTTTAATTTGCACTGCTTCCAATAATTGGTCGCTAAATTGTTTTGCGTGCATAACATTTGTAGTAGATGCCATATATATATAAATATTTGAATTAAAAAATAATAAAAATCGGGGATTACTCCCTCCTAATTGCTACCCTTAATTTCAAAGACTTATAAATAAGCTCCCTTTTACTTTACATCGGACAATGTTTAAATCTAAAATAGAATCTCAAAATTTAAAGTCAACAAAAATTATGATTTATTATAAAAACTTGAATATAATTCATAAAGTTTTTGTTGTTTAACGGATTCGGGCAAATTTTCATCTTTTGAAATTTGGCTTCTTTTTGCTTCAAAATCTGATTCATTCATATCTCTTGGTTTTGACATAGAACCAATAGAACCCTCGCTAACTTTAGAAGCGACTTTATCCATTATTTTGGATATTAAAACTTTTTGGTCTAATGGTAAATTGTGAATGCTTTCCATGTCTTCGGGCGAAACATAATTCATTAGAGTTTTTTCAGCAATATCAGCTCTTTTTTCGTAATCAAAGCCCCATTCCTTTTTAATATTTTCTAATGATTGCTTGTTAGCTTCGTAGGCTTGTCTTTCTAGTTCAATTTCTTGTGTTCTGTCGGCTTCAAAAATACTATTAAGAAATTGTTGTGCTACTTCGGGCTTAATTCCGAGTTCTAAGGCTTTTGTTTTAGCTGTATTAACAATATTATCTTCAATAGAATAACCTTCAGGTAAATTAATTTGGTAATCTTCGGGTTTAAATGTTGATGGTTGTGCCATTTGTGCTTTTAATTCCGCTTCGACAACATCACGAGCTTTGCCAAAATGTTTATTTTTGTGATAATAATCTTTAGCAATTGCCGATAAATCTTTAGGAAAGTTTTTAGAAAGCCTTTCAAAATCAGCATCTTTTCTAATATCCTCAGGAAAAAATGAATTTAAATCAAAACTTGGCGTAGCTGGTGCCGTATTTTGAGCAATATTAGTTTCATTAACTGGGTTTGATTGCGTTGGTGCAGTAGGTGCGATTTGATTTTCAATTGTCATAATTTTTTTATTTGTTGATAGTGTTTAAATCTAAGTAATCGTCAATATATTGAAATGCAAGTCTCATTCCCACTTGTAAATGTGAGGCTAAAACATCATCGCAAGTATATTCTCTAGAAATTAATTCAGGATTAATAACTAAAGCCGTTCTTAGATCTTTGTAAACTATCAAACCTTCTGCCGAGCCAAATACTGTGTTAAATATTCGCTTTCTTTCTATAAGTTTTTCCTGTAATTGTTTTTCTGCTTCCATTAAACCCCCGCTTGTTTCATTGTTGCTAATGTTTGTGCTTCGGTGTTAGCGTCAACCATTTCTTGTTGTTGTGCCATTTGTTGCTGTCTCGCTTGTCGCTCTTCATCAATTTTAGAAGCATTTTTAATTAATTTCGGGTCAATTTGTAAAATATCCGCTTTATATCGAGCTATTTCGTCAAAATCTACCGTGTCTAATATTGCTGGATTTGCTTGGGCTAAATTCATAATTGACATTAAAAAAACATCAACCGAGTTATTTTTGCCTAATTGATTTGCTTGATTAACTGGGTTAATAAATTCGATTTTCATTTTAGGAAAAATCTTTTTACCTGTAGTTGCATCAGTTGTTCCCTTCATTTTATTAGGCATCTCAGGAAACGGAGCATCAGGCAAAAGCGTAAAATTACCATCTTGAGCGTAAGATAATTTAAAAAGAATGTCATAAACTCTATCAAGAATTGATTCGAGATATTGTTGCAATGAAGAAGCTAAACTTCCCATGATTCTATAGCTTTCCGCTCTTAGTTCTAATATTTGTGTTGCGGTTGCTCTCGGGTCATCTAATACCGATAATTTATCTAAAAAGAATATTTTCCTAATTGATTCTTGTTTTTGTGTTATCAATTCAACTGCTGGATTAATTCCTTTACTGTCGTTGATTGGTTCAACTGCTCGCCCATTGCCAACAGGTGATTTAACCATGTTTAAAGCTCTTGGTTGCAAGTTTAATTGTTTCTCAAATTGAGCATTTACAATTAAAGGCGGGTTTAATATTTTTTGAATTGATTCAAAGTAATCATACCACATACGATTTAAACTTCTTGCGTCGGCTAATGCATACATTGCTTGCCCTGTTCCGTAAACTTCACCAGTCCCTTTGGCACTTCTTCCGACGGCAAAAGGAAAACTATTAAAACCAGTTTCACTAATAATCTTGCTATGTGTTGGATCTAACCAAATACCTTGAAACGGCATATTTATAGTATCAATTTTAGTTGCGTCCCTTTCAGCTCTTGGCATTATATAAAGTCTAACATCAAAATTTGTGTTAGGTTTTTCGACTGAAGCTTTTTTAATTATCTCATCGATATTGCCACCATCAGCAAATTTTTTGACAATATCTTTAGCTGTCATTTTCATTAACAAAATGCAAGTGTCAACTTTGCCCTCTTCATTTTCGGTAATTAAGATATTTTTAATGTGAATTGCTTTAAAATTGATTAATGAAGATTTACCTTCTTCAATCTTTAGTGCTATAGTTCCAAATGTTGCAAAATCTTTTAAATTTTCATGATGGGCATCTTCAAAATTGCCTTTAGTGTCATAGAGAACATTCCACATTTTATCAGCAACCGCTTTAAGATATTCTAAGATTTCATCATCGGTTTTTAATTCCTCATCTTCAATTTTAATTGTAAACCACGGCGTTGCTTTATTCGTCATTGTGCCGTTAAGAATTGACGCAAAATTTTCTAATGCAATTACCATTGTTGAATCATTAGCAACAAACAAATCTTTTTTATCACCCGCGGTTTTTTCGCTTGTAATATCGGTTTTAAGCGGTCGAAAATACTTTGCTGTATCTTGCCAATTTGTTTCAAAATTTTTGCGATTAGTTAATAAATCATTGTAAAGATTATTAAGCTCTTCAATTCCTATATCTGCCATATTAAATACCTAAAAGTTTTTTTCGTTCCATTACGCCCTGCATAGATGAACCCGCAAAAGTTGTGCGTTTTTTCAAAGCTTCCTCTTGTGCTTTTAAATCAGCTTCAGAAAGTAATTTAAGTCTTGTTTGTTCTGCGATTTGTGCGTTTAATGCGTCGGTTTGTTGAGCTTGAATATCTGCTTGAGCAAGTGCGTTATTTATGCCTGTTTGTTGACTGTTAATGTCAGATAGACCTTTTGATCCTCCAATTGCACCAACTGGACCAGCTAAAGCACCACCCGCAACATTTGCTACAACTTTACCAACAGTTTTAGAGCCTGTTAAATCAGCGGCAACCTTACCAATTCCGCCTACTGCTCGTTTAAATTTCTTACCAAATCCCATAAAATATATAATTATTATTAAATTTAAATTCCTAAAAGCCTTTTTCGCCCTTGCTCATTTCCTAAAAGTTTTTTTCGTTCAAGTTCCATTTGTATATCACGACCAACAAAAGTAGTGCGAGAATTTTCTTGTTGTTCGACGGCAGAAGCCGTTGCCTCATTAATTAATTTTTTTCTTCTTTCGTTGAATTGTGTTACAAATTTTTCAGGATTTATTTTTAAAAATCCTAAAGGGTTTTTAATTGGATCATAGCCAATTAATTCATTGCGTCTTGCGGGGTCGTTAAACAGTGAATTTATTTGCTGCTTATTTTCTTCAAGTCTTTTTAAAGATTTTCCAAAACCCATAAAATAAAAATTAATTGTTAATAAGTTATTGGGCTACTTATCGCAGTGTCCCAGCGTTGCCTTGATTGTCCTATATTTTCGCGATAAGATACCGCTAAATATCTAAAAGCATCGGCACCGTGTGAAGCCCAATCGTGTTTCGGTTGTAATTTAAAAGTATTATTCTTATTGTCAAACTCTTTTTTGTAATTCTTGAGCGTCAATAATCCCCTTCTTGTTGTTGTTTCATTAAAGAAACATTTAGGAAGAATAGAGCGAACCGCATTAATACCATCATCAATAGAAAGTTTTGGAGCAATCATAAATCTTAAACCAAGTTCATAAGCCGTTTCAAGTCTTGATTTGCCATTAGTAAATTCCCTTATTTGTATGTCGTGCGGTGCGTAGTGCTGTTCGTAAATATAAGTTTTGTCTTTTACTTCTTTGATGTAGGAATCTAAGCCCCTGTTATTATCCTCGATGTAATCAATAATCCTTATCTCATTGCCGACAAATTGAGCAAACCAAATCGTTGTAGCATCACCAACCCCCAAATCCCAAAAAGTAAAGACGGGTAAAGCTGGATTATGTGGATAATCGCCAATTCTTCCTTGCTTGTCTAAGTCATCAATGATTTTTGAATAATAAGCCCCCTCGATCGGATTGTTAAATGAGCAAAGAAATTCTTGATTAAAGAAATCAAGTGTCTTGCCTTCGCTTAATATCTCAGCTTTGACTTGCTCTAGTTGCTCGCTTGTAAATACTCCCGTTTCTTCAGCCGTTTTTATTTCAGAGTGCCAAACATCTGGCATCTTTTGAGCCATTTTGAATAATTCGTAAGCGTGATTTTGCCCTTTTGGAGTAAAATTAAACATTGCCCAGCCGTTATTTTCAAGCAACATCGGTTGAATTGTGCCCCAGGCCCTCGGGTCTTGCTCAGCATATTCGCTAAATACCGCTCCTTTAATACCAGCACCCCGTAAACTGTCGGGGTTATCAGAACCTACAATTTGATAGATAGAGCCATTTTTAAGAGTTATCTTTAATTCTTTCTCATTTTTCTTAGCAATCAATTCTTGCGGGATATAGTCAATATATTTGCGACCTTCACTATTTGTTTCTTGCCAAACTGACTTAGCACCCTGTGCATAAGACGGGAATATGTGCCAATATGTGCCGACAGCTTCGAACATAGCACTATATAAAATACGATTCAAAGCAAGTAAATCTTTGCCGGCTCTTCGATGCCAGACATAAATTGCCCTCTTTTTTTTATCATCAATCATAGCATTCCAAAGCCCGAGTTGATACGGTCGGGGCGTGTAATTGTGCGGGATTATTATTTCTTGTTTATTTATCATTAGTTTTATTAAAAGAAGCGGGAATCACTATAATTTGTTGATTGTTATTAGTTTCATTAGCTTTATAATTTAAATCAAACTCTTTGCGATTCTTTACTTTTGCAATATACATACGATGTTGATATAATTCTGCTTGTCTACGAACAGTTGCATTAGTTGAATCATCTTGAATCTTGTGCAATTCACTTTCTGCATTGTCAATCATATCATAAGAAGCTATTTTTAAAGCTAGATCTTTAGCTTGTTGATTCTCATCAAGATTTAAGTAATGATGCAAGTTTGTTAAATGAATATTAAAATTCTCTGCAATTTGTCTATAAGAAATGTTATTAGATATGTCTTTAAATAATGCTTCTTTATGTTCATTTAGTAATTCGATAGTTTCTTGACGACTTATTTTTTTTCTATCTTCAATTTCTCGAGTTTTTAACATTTTTTTTGTATTATTTTAACGCGCGTGCGATGTTCAAGTTAGATGAATAAAACTAATCACTTATAATTTATTTAAAACTAATCTTAATAATGCAAGTAATAAATTTAATCATTATCAATATCATTTTTAATTTATCACTAATCAATAATAAATCTTATCTCACAATTTCTTAAAATTAATTTTCTAAACTCATTTTGTCAATGATTTTCTTTTAATAGATTATGTAAACTTAATTTATAGCTAATGCTAGCAAATGCTAATTTTGCTAAAATATATTGATTTAAAAGAAATCCCCTAGAACCCCTTAGAAAAGTATCACTATAAAGGCGGGAGGTTTTATTTTTTAAAAGGTTTGAAAGTGAGTTGACTTGAAAACCTTTTTTTTTACTTAGTTTGTTTTTAAACTTTGTTTTTGCATTCTATCACATGATTTCACTTTGTCAACTTATTATATTATATATCTTTTATTAACTTCTATTATTCTATTTTGATACAACCCCTATTTTTCTCTTGACATCATTTTACGCAAATTAACTCTTATTAACTTCTAATAATTCACTAATTTTAATCACAATCTAAATCATTTTATTCACAAACTTTTTTTAATCTTTTTTTTGTTATTATCTTTTAATAGTCCCGTAAGCCCTTGTCTCTCTAGTCTTATCCCATTTTGAACAATCTTTAAAATAATTTAAATAAGTGCTTGACATTAATAATTTAATGATTCATAATATGTTTAACGAAATGAATTTAATTTATTTCAAATATTAACTTAATAAAAAAAATATGAAAAACTTAGAAATTTTAAAAAATCAATTCAAAAATTATTTTCAATATATGTTTGAAAAAAATCAATTCGCTAATGAAAGCGATTCAGAACTTGAAAATAAAATCAAGAACTATTCAGTTGATAGCTTTCTGGAACTAGATGAAGTTCTTGAAAATATTCAATTGAGAAATTTAGAAATAAGTGATTTTTCAAATAATGAAATCGGACTAACATACGACTCAGCAGTTGAAGAGCTTTTAACAAATTAATAATAATAATAATTAAAACTTAATAATATATATATGAAAAACATTTTTAAAAAACAAATGCAAGCATTTGAAAACCAAACAATTTTCAACATCAATTGTGATTTTGCTCCGCTTGTTGATATTCTTTCAAAATATTACGATCAGGATAATTTTGACAAATTGTCAAATTCGGAAAAAGAAAAATTTTTGTTAGAAATAATTAATCAAAATAAAGAAAAACTCGATATAACAATTAAAATAAAATATTTAAACCATTTTCAATTCATTTTTCAACAAACAATGACAAAAATTATAAATTTTTTAATAAAAATAAATTCTTAAAATATGCAAGAACTAGAAAAACAACTTCATGATTTAAAATCGCAAATAGTCGATTTAAAATTAAAAATTAAAAAAGAAGCATTTTTAAAATCAAAAAATGAATTAAAGGATAAATTAATAGTTTTGCAAAAAAAAAGACGCAATATATATGGTAAAATTTATCGTTTGAAAAATCCTGAAAAAATTCAAAAAATTAAAAAAAAATATTACAATAAAGACAAAAAAAAATCAATAAACTTTGTTAGAGATTGGCAGAAAAAAAATAAAGAAAAAGTAAAACTATATGTCAAATCATGCTACGAAAGAAAAAAACTAAAATCACTTATAAATTAATATTAACTTTAAATAAAAAAAATATGCAAAATTTAAATAAAAATGATCGCAAAAACCTTCAAAAAATTAAAAATTTTAATAATTATGAATTTGATTTTGGTTCAGTAATTCAATTTGGTAATGATGATGATGAAATAAATTTACAATTGCACATTGTCGCGACAAATCTCGAAACTAAAGACGAAAAAATTTTCGCTTTTACTAACGGCGGAAGCGGTCATAATGGCTTCGAGCAAGAAACTTGGGATTTGTATGAGGACGGTTGCGAAAATGTTCTTGTCGGAGTGGGCTTTGACAACATGGACGATAACGATAACGATTTAATCAAGTATCTAAACGAATATCTAGACGAATATAATTACGCTAAAGATTATTCTGTTGAT